TTTGACTTTAGTTCGTACCGTGCATTGTTCGTGTTGACTTGTTCAGTGTTCAAGTGAGAGTAAATATCCGTCAGGCGACCCGTTACCGAGGAATTCAATTCAATGATTTCGTTGGTATTACGGTTTAGAAGATTGTTTGAGATAACCTGTTTTTCTTGTATAGAACGTAAGTGATTTATTGGGTGTGAACTATCAGGATAAGCAGCCCCAGAATTTCCGCCATTACCACCGCCTCCGTGGTCTACGTCACCATCACCGCCAGAACCGCTATCCGTTTCGCTTCCTGTAGAATCACCACCTTCACTACCTTCACTACCTTCACTACCATCATCCGGCTCAGTCAAAGGAGAGTCACCCGAGTAGTCCCCAATACTGGAGCAAGTCGCTCCTGTATATATAAAGTCTCCCTGCCAGAAGATAGAGCCATTAACTTGAATCGTTGAGCCTGTACGACTCATTTCACAACCAACAGCACCAGAACCGCGGCAATAACCAGTCGGAGCATCCCCCCACTCAGTACCGTCCCAACGCATACCACGCGGACTAGAATCTTGCGCTAGGATTTCGCAAGTTGTACGACATTGCCCTTGATACATTTGTTCACCGTCAGGGCAATCATCAGCAAGTGCAAGTGCAGAAAGAAATAGTAAAAAAGGAGTGATAATCCGCATTAAACCACCAAAGTTAAGATAATAAAAAAGGGAGCCGTAGCTCCCTCACCCTGCAATTACTCCCGTATAGACCCCGTATAAAAACGATAAAGAGATTAAAGAGGCCAGTCCGATAGAGATAAGCATTTAACGGCGGAGCCAAGCGACAACCATACCAAGACCGAAGCCCAAAGCAGCAATACCAATCACACCGGAGGTTGTCAGAGACACCATTTGCTGACCACCACTAATAGCCCCCGTGATTGCATCAATGTTTGAGGTAGTTCCCTCAGCGAATGCAGAGGTAGAAAGCAACATTGCAGCACTCGCTTGCGTGTATTTGTTCGAGAAGAACGTTTTAGCTTGTTTCATATATTTCATTCTGATTTCCTTATGATTTACCGAAGTATTTAATAACGCGGCCTAAGACATGACCGCCGATGAAAGTGACAAGGGATTGGCTAAGAACAAACTCATACAACGCCTTATCAAATTCGAGTAATGACCAATCAAATTGACCATCTACTAACTGCGTAACCTGTTCTTTCGACATGACTATAAGCTCACAACTGCCGTTAGTTGCTTGCTGTAGAACGCCGTCAATAACCGTTACGCAAATAGACATTATTTAGCCTTTTCATTCTCTGGATTATCGAAAAGACTACGAATAACTTTAAAATCGCAAACAAGGTTACGACGCGGGTCTTCTGGGTCAGGTTCGTACTCGAACTCAACTAGGCAAGGACACATTGTTGTCTCAAACTTTGCCAAAAGTGTTGGGTTAGGCATAAAAGGAACTTCAACAGACTCAATACCAAAAGCAATTTGAGCACCATTATCATTTTGCCAAGGTTTAAGAGCTTTACCCGCAAACAAACGACCAATTTCGTACTGCTTACCTGATGATTTACCAACACCTTTTGAATAAGTGCCACCTGTTAAAACGTAACGAACAGCCATGCTAATTCTCCATTATCTCTTTGATTATGTGTTTATATGTGTCGGGAAGATCCAATAAGTCCTCATGGAGATCCTTTGAAACAAGCATCCCGAAAACTTTCTCCAAATCACCGTCTAAGTACTTAGCAATATCCGCTAAGGTACGACCGACTTGACGACGAGCCCAACGAATGCGCCCGTGAATATCGAGCGCAACTTGTTTCTTTTTTGTGACCACCTTGACTGGCGAGCTGGACACGATTGATGCGCTATATGCGCAGATTCCTGCAAAGTAACCATTGATATTCAGAAGTACATCAATGGGCATTTCTTTTAATTCACACTCACTTCTAAACCAGAACATATCGAGGCCAAGCTGAGCAGCTTTGTTGTAAATACGCCAATAGATTCGAGATTTGCGGTTGCCCACCTCAAATGATTCGTTGATAACCTTGCCGGAAGGTTCAGCGAAATAACGTTCCCCTGCGCTAGGGCCACAACCTCTATCAGAGGTGCGAAAAGCGTCATCAGCATAGGCTTTTCTTGCATACTCTCGACCGAAGAGGCCGTGAAAATCATCGACCGCGAGATCGATTCGAGAAAGTCGATTGCAATCAAGAAGGTCTAACCACCAATGCAAACGGAACGCACTTGTATGCTCAAAAACATGCTTGCACCCTAGCCCTTCAATCTGGAAGTAACAGGTTCCACGGTTACCACCCAGCGCAACAAAACCAACGTGCTTATTAGAATGCTTGGTCATCAAGTGGCATGAATCTTCATAACCGTACAAACCTTTACCACGCCAAGGAGACATACGAAGCCCAAGAACGTGAAGGCAAAAAACTTCCAAACGCTCCATCATTGCAACGTTCCATTGCTGCTTATAACGCTCGATTAGTTTTTCTTTTTGCTCAGGTGTTTTAGCCATGCGGTAGCTAGGCTTAGGGATTGGAGCCCATAACACAGATGAGAGATCTGATTTATGAGCATGGCGAAGTGATGAATAAGGGATCGTCCATGAAAGATAGTCCACAAATACGAAAGGACTTGATTCAGTATCAATTTGTAACTCTTGAGGGGTAAAAACTTTCTTTTTCATGGCCAAACCAACGAGCAAAACAATTATTTACAAAACACTTGTATACAGTGAACAAGTTACTTGGCTGGAGTTTATATACTGTATACATGTTTCTTGTCAACTATGGCATTGTATAGAGTCGCGCTTGATATATGATAATTAGTAAGAAAAACCATAAGCACCTAGTTGCACTTGTTGGCGTCAGTTATAAATTCGAAAAACTGAGGTAAGGCATTGATGAAAAAGTCTTTAATTGAAAGCATTCGTATTAAAACAGTTGAAGCAGAGGCTCTAAAAGAACGCTCTTTTCAACTAACGATGCAAAAAAAAGATTTTGTCCGAGAACCTGACATAGTTCACTTTTTACTGATGAAATTTGTAGAAGGAAAACTAATTGTAGATCTCGATGAAAAAGGAAATCTGAAACTAAAGAAAACGGTTGAAGGATAGGACTCGCTAGCGCTCAAACACTGGCGCGCTACGCTTGCGAATACACGGAGAACACTGATGATTCAGTGGAATTTACCCCCGTAATACTAGACGGGGGTTTTGCCCCGCTCGATGCTCGCTGCTCAGTCTTCGCGACTGCGCTCGCGCGGTGCAAATGAACAGTATATTAGTACGTAAAAAAATGACATACCGAGTCTGTTGGTATGTCATTTCTTCCTTAATGCGCATTATACGCTTTTTATGTTACGGGCTATCCCTTCAAAGCGATTCTCTCTCCTAGCATGTACGCAGCAGGCTGCGACAATGAGCAAGTCTTTCGCCCACCCTTTGCGCGGTCTAGGCCTACGGCAAACCACTCAACATAAACACGGCTATAATGCGCACTAAGGTGCGAAAGAACGAAGACCATCAAGAGCATCAAGATAGTCTCCAATAGCCTCTGAATTGCGATAAAGCTCATCGCGAAGTTTCTTGTTCTTATGGCACTCAGCTAAGTAAAGCTCCTTGTATTTCAAGGCATCATAACCACCTTTCAAAAGCGCCTTACTCATTGTTGAAGTATGAGTTTGCTCTTTAAGTTGAGTGAGCATATCTTCATGCTCTGCTGTATCTCGAATTGTAATTGCCATCATTTTTCCCTTTTGTAGAAATTACCTGGTTTAATTATGATAGCAAAAAAGCATCGACAATCCTGGTGCCGGTTCGCATTTTGATAGCAAACATAAAAACTATAATGCGCACTAAGGGTAAGGCTTGAGGTACTCGAAAAGCCTATCCCAAAGCACATACCAAACAAAGCTCAAAAAGAACCAGAACGGTGAATGCCACCATGAAAACTCATAGGCATCCATCCAAGCGATAATTGAATCAATCATAAATAAGTCCTGTGTGAACGTGCCAAAGATTGGCTGCATACATGTTCCGCTTCCTCACTCTCAGACGCTGCGCTTATTCGAGTTGCGGCGAGCGGTTTCTTTAGTGATGTTTCTTTCATTGAGATAGTCAGAAATCCAACTAATACTGAAGCGAATGAGATCATAAATGATCACAACGATAATTGCGTCCAGCAGTGATATTTGGATAAGTAAATCCAAGGCATCTATTAATTCTTTGTGTGTCACGTATTCGTTCATGTTGTCCCTTAGCCATTGTTTAAATTAAAGATATCTACACCATTCTTTACGCCCGTCACTCTCATGCTTTGATTGTCGTTTGATTCTGCAAAGTCATTGACCGATGTTGGCGGGCACGTTAACAGCGTTGAGTTGGAGGCGGATTTAACCAGCACTAAGCATTCATCGAGCAAGTCAAATTCATAGCCTAGTTTGGTTAGCGTCTCTGAATTTAAGTAGTAAGTATCACGACCCTTATCGACTCTGATTAAGTAGTAACGAGTATTAAAGGCGGTATTGATGCCAGTCAGGTAAAACGATTGAGCATTGTTGAAGATTGGCAGAGCTTCAAAGAATGGATTTACAGAGTGAGTATTCCCCTTAGTAGTAGCTTGAGCAGGATGACCGCTACCAACCAACTCAGTGTTATCTTCCCTACCCACTTTAGGATTGGTTTGAGGTGCTGGAACATCAGGCGTAGAAGGTACAGCGGTTGTTGTATCAGTTTGTGGCGATGTTGCTTGATGCGTATCCACATCACTATCAGATAGTACATGAGTCAAATCCCAGAGAAAGTTACCGATGGCCAGCAGGCCAACAAGAATTGCAATTAAGAACTTAGGTGATTTCAGTAACGAAATATCGGCTTTCGTCTCATTGAACCCGCCCGTTCCGGTGGACTGGTACAACGCAAACACATCAACAGGGATTTTTTTGCTACTGCAACTTGCATGGTCTGCTTTTGTGGTTGGGTCAGTCTTAGTGGACTTGGGGCGATGGTTATAAATGCGTGGCCTACGTTTACGGAAAAACGTATCTGTCGAGCGGTGCGAATAGGCTTCACCGGCACACCCTTTTAACCAAGTAGGAATAGCGCTGTAATCTGGCGTTAGTAGAATGATGTCCCATTGATATTTTCGGTGTCTAGTGAACGCGCCGTAAAAGTCGAATGGATACAGTAATCGGTTTTGTTCGTCGAGCTGCGTACGCTCGCAATCGTCTAAGTCGCTTTCATCAAAGGAATCAGGGTCTACCGGAACACGTCGAGAATGGAACAACTCTGAAAAATCTTTAGGCAATAGAGGTTCAAAGTCAGAGAACGGACGAGCTAAGAACTTCTCACGTTTAAAGCCAGCCTCAGGGCAATACAAATCCTGACATTCATCAATGACAACCAACGCACCAATAGGCATCCAGTTATACCAGTTTTGCCAGAGTAGAACCCCTTCACTCGATCGAGAAAAGATACGAACTAACTTCGCACCAGGGGGGAAAGTTTCGCCGAGAATTTTCTCGATGGATTCTTTAGGCCGTATCCCCTCGATGTTAGTCACCACCAAGCGCCCTTCACGCAGAGCGGGCAAGATTTCAAACCAAGTCGCATACGCAGATTTGTAAGAGCCGTTAGAGCCATGACGGAAGATAACAGCCATATCACCACCCCATAATGCGAAGAACGAACGCAGTAGCAAGCGCATCAATAACGATACGGATAGCATCCACGACACCCAGTTGATACGCCGAGTGTCTTAGGTCGGGAGGTAAGTTGTTAAAGGCCGAGTTAAGCACCGTGTACACTTCATAATCGCTCAACAACATAGACGCTACTTGATAGGCCATGTGTACCATTGAAATCTTTATCGAGAGATACAGCTTAATCAGCCAGTACCAAGCGTAAGCAAACACCTCAATAATCAAATCAGGGATAGAGACAAAGAAGTCATAAATAGAGCCAAAGACATTGGCAATGTATTGAAAGGCAGCGTAAATAAATTCCATATTAATTACTCTTTCGACCAGAAGATAAGATGATGAATGCAGCCATAAGCAGCGCAGCAAAGTAGATGACCATTCGAATGGTATTAGTGTTGGAGCCGAGCGTATCAAACAAGTTAAAACTGACGTCTACACTCCAAGAATCACGTGACAGCGTAAACACCTCAGAAGAGTAAGAGCCATCATTGAAGTTCATTTGTCCAAGCTTTAAGGGGGATTGTTCATAAAGTTCTTTTAGTTGTCTTTCTAGGTGTTCAATGTCAGATACAAGCCCTTCCACAGACTCCCCGATGATCGTCCCACTTGACCAACCGTTACCCGCTACTGGAGCGTCAAATCCCTCACCACTGTTGAGAGAGTCTAAGCCATCTTGAATACCATCAAGAGCATCACCAAGAGAGCCAAGAGAGGCATTCATATCCCCTTGAAGATCGCCAAGCTTCCCGACTACATCCGAGTTATCCGAACCACCGTCACCAGTACCGCCCCCATTACCGCTAATAATGGCTTCTTCGATGCGTGCTAACGCTTCATTAAGACTTTCTTCCTGACTCTGAATAGCTTGCTCAACTTTGCCAACGGAAGTGTTAATTTTATTGGTATTTTGCTTGATGGTATTTGTGTTCTTAACGACTTTCCCAGTTTCAGTTTTTACCGCCCAGACCTTTTCTGTAATGTCATAAGAAGCGCGATTCACAGAATCTTCCACATCGAGCGTGTACATGTTCTGTTTTTGAGAGTTAGCAGCAATCACATCAATCTGTTTTCTTGACTGGTCAAAGTACCAACGTAATGACTCGGTACTGTTTGCTGTTGTTTGGAGTGCAGTTAATGCATCGGAAGGAAAGCCACCGCCGCCCCCGTTCGATGGTCCATCGGTATTATCATCTATCGAGTTAAGCGTATCTAAAACAGATTTAAGGGTATTATCTATAGAGCGTTGTTCGTCTAGCTGGTCGTTTAACGTTGAGTTCGCATCACCCAGTTTAAAACCAATATCAGAAACTTTTGACTTTAGTTCGTACCGTGCATTGTTCGTGTTGACTTGTTCAGTGTTCAAGTGAGAGTAAATATCCGTCAGGCGACCCGTTACCGAGGAATTCAATTCAATGATTTCGTTAGTATTACGGTTTAGAAGATTGTTTGAGATAACCTGTTTTTGTTGGATAGAACGTAAGTGATTTATTGGGTGTGAACTATCAGGATAAGCACCACCAGGAGCACCACCATTTCCACCGCCTCCGTGGTCTACGTCCCCATCACCGCCAGAACCGCTATCCGTTTCGCTTCCTGTAGAATCACCACCTTCACTACCTTCACTACCATCATCCGGCTCAGTCAAAGGAGAGTCACCCGAGTAGTCCCCAACACTGGAGCAAGTCGCTCCTGTATATATAAAGTCTCCCTGCCAGAAGATAGAGCCATTAACTTGAATCGTTGAGCCTGTACGACTCATTTCACAACCAACAGCAC